CATATGTAGAACTTTATAATTATTTATAGATCTTTATAATAATTTATAATAATTTATAATAATTTATAATAATTTATAATAATTTATAATAATTTATAGATCTTTATAATCATATATAGATCTTTATAATCATATATAGATCTTTATAATATTTTACAATAATTTATAATAATTTATAGATCTTTATAATCATATGTAGAACTTTATAATTTTTAATAAATATAGTTTATTAACAAAAAAATAAATTATTCTTTAAATATATTTAAAGAGATTTAGGATGAGTATGTGCTTTCATTTCTAAAGATGCATTAGTTGCCTCTGGATCTGTATCAAAGGATGATTCTGTTGGTATTAATGCAGTAGATTTATTACAACCTCCTTTAAATAAATTAATAATTTCAGTATCTTCTAAAGCATAATTGAAATATGTTAAATCTGATATTCCTACTTTTGTTGGGTTATCGTTAGCACTAGAACTTAATAAAACATTATTATCACTATCTATTTTATCTGTTCCAATATGTAAATCACTATTATTTGTTTTCATTGCAGTTGATTTATCTGCAAGTTCTCCATCTTTATTTAAATAAGCATAACCATTAAGATATAATTTTACAACTGCTTGATTTGAACTTACGAAAACATCATCTTCTGGTGATGTTTCACTTACTACTACTGTTATCATATTCCATTGGTCTCTCAAATCTTGTCTATTTGCTAAATCTTTTATACCTATTAAATTATTATCACTTGTTACCATATCTCCATCACAATTTTTATCACCAGTATTCGCACCTGAATGAAATACATCCGGATGTTGAATACTATTAAATTCTACAATAATAGCATTTATTTGTTTACTTGCATTAAAATCTAAACGAACTAAAGGATTCTTTACTAAAAACCAACCATTATCACTATTATTTGTATCACATCTAAAATCACTATTATATTTTACTAATTCATTACTTCCTTTATTAAATAATACTAATGTTTTATTGTCAGACACTTCTTTGACAGATTCAGGAAAATATAACCAAAAATTATAACTATAAACAGAACCACCTTTTTGATTTATCGAAGGACTTAAATCAACATAAGTTCCTTTACTTTTATCTCGTGTATTAAAACTAATTTTATTACCAACTTTATATTCATATACTCCATCTATTATTTGTGTCTTTTTTTTTATAGTTGTTGGTGTTATTATATCTAATAATATTTCTCTTGCATTTTTGTTATACATACCATAAGCTAATACACCCATTAACACAATTATAATAATTGCTATTATTATTTGAATTAATACATATATCATTTTAATTTAACAAATAGATAAAAAAATATATTAATCTGATAACTTGTAAAGTGGCGATCTTACACCATATCCTAAAGAAGCTAGAAGACCATCAATAGGACCTTCACTATATATGTTATATATATCACGACTATTTAAATCATAATTATGAATACCTACTTTACTTAATAATCCATTAAATCCATATGTAGCTGTATTATCACCGCCTACAATTAATTTTCCTGTTTTATCCAAATTTAAATAATTTAACTGCTTTTTATTACCATCTGTTCCATCTTTATTATTTGTAGTTGAACTTACTAATTGTGCATCCATATATAAACTTATTGTTGCACCTTGATAATCATCTGATATTACTACCGCAATATGAACCCATCGTTGCATCGGTAAATAATCAAATGCTACTGTATTATCTGTTGAATCAGTTATCTTATCTATACTGTCAAGACTTTGTATCTTGTCAGTATCAGTAGATGGGAAATGTATAAGTAATTTTGAATCTTTTAATATAACAATAGGCGAATTAGATATTTTATCAATACCATCATCACCAATTGAAAATATATGTTTAGGTTTTCCACTTGCATTATTAACATCATTTACATAAACCCAAAATGTATAAGTTCTTCGATTTCCATTACCAGCAGATGGGAAATTTTCAATTAATATAGATGATTCAACATTGCCTTTAATTGGAAATTTAGTTTTTTCAATAATAATTGATTTTTTATTGAATACTGCATTTGCGATAAAATAATAAACAACTGCAACACATATAATAGCAATTACAATTACAGCTATAAGACCATATAATACACTGGGATTACTTAACATTTCAGTGGTTTTTTCAAAAGCAACCCCTAATTCTTCACTAACTTTAGCAGTAGTATTTGAAGCTATATCTTTAACACTATCAACAGCATTATTTGCTAATCCAGATACAACATTTACGCCTTTATCCGCGGTAGATTCTTCTTCACTATCTGTAGTTTGACGATCTTTTTCTTCTTTATCCGCCATAGCTATATACCTTTATTATATCATAATAGATATTTTCTTTTCAAGTTATCTAATATATTATTATCCATTTTAACAAATGCTTCTATATAATTCAAATCTAACATAAATTCGCGATATTTATGTATTATTTTACGATTTATTTTACGTTTTATATTAACTATATAATCTTCAACTAATATTGTTGATTTTTTTAAGAAATTATTTGGTATATCTTCAATACAAATCACTTTTATATATATAATTATTTGAGATTTTATATCATCTAAAGCATTCCAAAAACCTTTTTCATTTATTACATTATCATTTATTATTATTATTTTTTGTTTATTTGATTTATTAATACATTCCAATATAGATACTCGTGTTGCCATTATTATTTTTTGATGTAATTCATTGAAGTTTTCTACATATAATATTTCATAATCATTTAATTCAGTTTCATCAAAATTAATACTTACAAATATCAATTTCGCCATATAACCAGTGTAATTATATATATAAATAATATTAATATAGGAGATAATAAATATAAAGAAAATAAAGATTTATTTTCATCGACATATCCTATTGTTTTTAATTTTCCAGATTCATCAAACATTAAAGATGGTTCAAATAAATATAATATACTTAATATAACTATATATACTAACAAAGTTATTAATATTCTTAACATTTTATTTAACATTTTATTTTATTATAAACAAATGATCAAGTTATTTATTATCATATTTATTATACTTATTCTGTATCTTTTATTATTTAATAAATCGAAACTTATTGAATACCTAGATAATAAAAAATACTTCTTTTATATTTCCAAATCACCCAACTTATATTGCACACATAATATTCATCAAAGAAAAATTGGATATATATCAGATATTGATAAGAATTTTATTAATGCTATCAGTAAATCTTATCGTATTAAACCATCTAAACTTATTAAATTAAATCCAAAAGTTCCTATTTTTGATAATGTTGATTTTGGCATTATATCCGTTTCCAAAAATAGTAATATCTTTAATGTTATATCTGATTTTGATTTATTCATCTATTCATTTGATAATATTGATATTGATAGAATTAACATATTTATGGAAAATATTAAAATACAAGATGATTTTAATATTAAAGAATTTTGGAATTTTAATAAAAAAATAACTACAAATAAAACAACAGGATTATATATTGATTCTACTGAAAATTTTATTACTCGATTAAAAAGAGATCCGGAAATCGAAAATCCTAAATACCATTGTTATAATGATAAAACAAATATTAATAAACAATTATGTAATATGAAATACGATACATTTGGTAATATTAAAAATCCACAAACAATATGGGATAAACCTTGTGAAAAAAATGAAGATTGCCCGTTTTATAATAAAAATAAACAACATCAAACTCATAAAGGTAAATGTATTGATAATTATTGTGAATTACCAATCGGTGTTAAAAGATTAAGTTATACAAAATATGATGATTCAGGTATTGTTAATAAACCATTTTGTCATAATACCGAAGAATGTAATGATGATAGTGATTATGTTTTTGCTTAAATAATTACATTGTATTATAATAAAATTATGGAAACTATAATAAAAATTGTTATAATTTTAGTTTTAATAATAATTTATTTTATGACTATGAAAAATTGTATGGAAAACTTCGCTATTCTACCATATAATTCTAAATTAAATACTAGCAATAAATCAAACGCACTAAAAGATCGTCATCAAATTGATAGTATTGATATTGATATTAATACAAATGAAAATAGTTATTATTATGAATTTTCAAATGAAAAATATTTAGAATTACTTATTTCAATGTTTAATCCTTCTGCACCTGAAAAATACATCATTTTAAGAAATAATGAATGGCAAACTGAAATTGATTCAACTATTACAGCTATTTACAATAAAGCTTATCAATTTATTTCAAATAAAATTGCGGAAAATACACCTGATATACAAATTGTTCATGATCTTTTAATTCAATATAAAAAAGACGAAGAAAAACAAGAATACTTATTAGAAATCGATATGATATTATATCGCAATTATAAATTAAATGGAAAACACGTTAATTTCTTAATTTATGTTAATCATACAAGAGAAAGAGTTATTGATATTAATATTAAAGGTGTTGTTGGTGAAGATAAAATTGGCTTACATCCTATAGTTCCTAAAGATACTACTGATTATGTATCTTTTGAATCTATTGATAAATTAATCATAGAATGATTGATCATTATTATCATCACCTTTATAAATTACTACTGGATCATTATTATAATCATCATTATTATAATGATAATCATCATAGGATTTTATAATACCAGATTGTTTTAACATCATTGCTACTTCTTTATCATCCGAACTTAAACTTTCTAAAATATTAATTGCTTCTACTTTTAATTTTTCACGATAATCTGTTATTGATTTATTATATTCCTCCCGTGTTAAAATTGTTTTTGAACTTAATTTCTTTATTCTTTCAAAAATATCAGTATTCTTATCAGAATTGAAATGTGTTAAATATGTTGCACTTAAATATATATACATTTTTTTTCGTTTTGTTGTAAAATTAATATCATTACAACAACTATTTTCTAGTATAGCTATTTGATCATAAAAATATGATGAATCATCCAAACAACCTGCCAATAATAAAATCTTCAAATTATGAACTATATTACATTTATCTATAATAAATTTCTCTAACGAAAAATGATCCTTTGTATGAATAACATTCATCATAAAATCTTTTACACACTTTTTAACATAATTATTCAATAAACTTTGATTCTCTAAATATTTATTTATTTCATCATCGTCTATTTCTATATTATAATTATCAATATTATCATCTTCATCATCCTCATTTTTATATAATATTATATCATTATTCTCTATTTCTTCAGGTAAATATGTTGTTGCTTCCCAAGGTTTTTCGTTTTTTTCATAAGAAATTAACGTTTCATTATAATATGTTTGAATGTATTTTAAGTATTGATCAGTTTTTTTTATTATATCATTATAAGCTTCAAAATCTTGATTTAATAATTGAGGACAACAACCCGATATAAAATTATTTACACGACCTAAACTTTTTGGAACTATATATTTTAATGCTCTCACATAATTTATATATTTTATATCATTATCCGCATTCTTCAATTGTATTACTAATTTTTTATAAAACTTACTATCTACATCCTTTATTTTATCATAAATATCCTTTTCATACAATTCCTTCAATTCAAATAATTTATCTTTACAAGATTCATTTGTTAATATTAATTTCTTTAATTTCTTTTCTATATCTTTATCACTATGATAATGTTCTGTATTCGTTGATATATTCATAAAACAACATTTTATATAACTATATATTGATTTATTTTTTGGAAAAATTACTTTTAAATCACCCAAATGATCTTCTATTTTAATTGGTTCTTCATATTCATAAAAATAATTTATACATTCGTTATTTAATTGCAAATCTTCATATTGATTATTATAAAAATTAGTTTGAATTGTAAAATATAAATAAAATAACATACTCTCAATCCTCTTATTATCACTAAAATTATTCATATATTCTAACATTTCATCGATATCTATATTTAAATCATTACTTATCTCACTAATCATACTTTTTTCAAATAAATTTGTTTCATCTTCCACTTTTTGAGTTCCTATATTTTTTATTATATTTCCATAATCTGTATATTTTTCATTATGATCATCTTCGTCTTCATTATCTATTATTTCTATTAAATCTTTTTCAAAATTATATTCATTTTTAAATACTTTATCTCTATTATTACAAATTGGTATTAATTCATTTATTTCATTATTTTTATTATCCTTTAATTTTGTTAAAATTATTAATAATCTTTCAATTTCTTTCTTTTTTAAATAATTATTTGCATTATCATATACACTTTCTACATCTATATTATCATCACCTATATTTTTATATAAATCTTTTATTGAACTAAATATATTTACAGTTGTATCATTTAAATTTAAATTTATATCTGATAATTTATTTAATATCTCTATGATCTCTTCATTATCATAATTCTCTAAACTCTTTGTTATATATTTATTTATATCATCATCCCAAAATATTATATCCTTCAATTCATCTAATACTATTTTATTATCCTTTTTCTTTGGTTCTATACATCTCTCTATTCTATCATATTCATCATCTTGCATATTTTCTATGTCTTTTCCATATCTCTTCATCACATCATTTACATAATCAAAATCATTATCTTTAAATTCTAACTCTAATTCTTTAATTTCTAGTTGAATACTATGTAATTTAGAATATAAACTTTCCCGTATATTCGTCTTATATAAATATAATTCTTCTTGAATTAATTGTTTCGGTATATCACAACCTATTTTTAAATAATGATCTTTATTAATTACATTAATAAAATCATCAATGTAATTTACATCATCCTCAAAATTAAATGGATTATTAAATAATTTTATTAATAATTCTTCTTTATTTTTATAACGATTCTTATACATTTTTATATATTGTATTTCATCTCGAACATCATATGTAATATTATCTGATAATATATATACTTTTTCTAATTTATTTTTATTTGTTAAAAAATCATCAATATAATCATCAACAATTGCTTTTGATTTATATTCATTATCAAAAAAATCATTAAAATAATATTTTAATTCTTCTTTTGAAAATATATTAATCGCATTTTCTAACCGTGGAATATATTTTATTAATATTTCGGGTAATTCATCATCCATATTTTATCTTATTGTTTTAAAAAAGTTTCTTTTATTAAATGTAATTTATTTTCTATTATCTCATTACATATATTTTTCATTAAATTCATATAATATTCTTTTCCTTTTTCCTCATTTAATGTCATTCTTATTGTTAATACTTTTTCTAATGGATGTTTTACAATATAACCCACATACGTACATATAATATTATCTATCGTTTTCTTTTTTGGAATTACATAATTATTAAATACATAAGATTGAATTATATTCCCTATTGTATCATTTTCATCTGGTATATTAAAATCATATGTTAAATTATTATTTTCATATTTTTCTATTGTTGCTTTATCAATTAATGTTACTAATTTATTTATTAAAACATCAATTGCTTTTAATAACATATATTTATGACTTATTGTATTATTTATTAATTCAAATTCAAATATATATTCACCATCTATATAATCCCTCTCTTGTTCTATAATACTTTTCGTTTTTACAAATTCATTTTTTGGTTTGTTGAATACCGTTATACCAGAAATTATATTAAATGATGCATTCTTTCTTCCCGTTTCTTTAACCGCTTCAGCTTTTAAATGTAATTCTTCATTTTTACGCAATTTTGTTATCATTATTGGTGATTTAAAGAAATTCTTTATTTCTTTTCCATCCTGCTTTACAATTAAATTTTTTGTTGTTATTAATTTTATACCCTCTGTTTCAGAACAACTCTCATTTAATTCAATTTCAAACTTATTCTCGTCAAATATAAATTTATCATTATATTCTTCTGTAATATCCAATGGTATTAAAGCTATACGATTTGCTATAATTTCATTATTCAATACCGTTGTATTTTTTATAATATTTACAGTACTATCAATCCCATTCCCTATAAATCCCAATATTGGAATATCCATAAGTAATACACGTCTAATTCCATTTAATATAGATAAATCTACATCTTTCATTGTAAAACTTATTCTATTTGTTTTTTCATTATAATGAAACATTTATATTATTAGTATAAATTAATCATTTTTTATATAAAACTGTTATATTATTAATAATATTAAAAATGTTCTTATTTTATAGTGATTCTTGTAGTCATTGCACTATGTTAATAGAAACATTAAAAACTTTAGATAAACATAAAATAATTAAACTTATATCTATCGATTATTTAAAATCAAATCAAATTATCTTTGATCATAGAATCACTCACGTTCCTGCAATGTTATTACCTGATATTAATAAAATATTATTTGGTAAAGACGTTTTTGATCATCTATTATTACCAGGTAAAGGCATTTTATTAAATACTTCAAACACTAATCCTTCTAATCCTTCTAATCCTTCTGACCCTTCTGACCCTTCTGGCCCTTCTGGTATTGATTCATTTATTTCACAAAGTTATGAAAATATTGACGAAACTGATCAATATTTAACTGGACCTGTCACTATTTGGGAAAAATTAGATGAAAAAACTGAAAAAATAGAAATTAATAATAAACCTATTGGTAATATTGATACTGAAAAAAGTCATAAGCAATTACCAAGTCTTGCAGAAATACAAAAAATGCGTGAATCTGCACTTCATTAAAAACATAGTTTAGATATAAAGATATTGAATAAATATATTAAGTAAAATGACTACTTATATTTTTAATCAATATTTCTTAACATTTATTAAAACTGTTAAAAAAAATGCTAAACCCTTAAAAGAAAAAAAAGCTATTGCTAGAGATACATTAAATAAAATACACGCTTTTTATAATACTTTTGATAATAAATCTAATGACTATTTAAATTATTATTCTACAATATTTACCGATTTTATTACCAATACACTTGTTGATTGTAATAAAGACGAAATTGAAAAATGGTTTGAAGACAATCAAGATCTTAATATTCTTCAAAATATTCCACTTAAAAATATTAAATTTATTTTAAAAAAAACTACAATTTTACACCAATTTATATTAATTTTTCATTTATTTAAAAATACTGATCTTACAGAAGATAATATTAAAAATATTATGCAAAAACTTAAAGGCATCACCATTGAAGATGATATTATCCCTGAAAAATATAGAAAAATTGTTAATCGTATTGCAGAACTTGCTATTGAAAATAAAACCGGATTTTCTATGGAAGATATTGAAGATACTAGTATTGGTAAATTAGCTAAAGAAATTATGGAAGATGTTGATATTGAAAAAGTTAAAAAATCAATAAATACTGAAGGAGATATATTAGGTGCTTTATCAGATCCTGATAATGGTATTGGTAATTTAATTTCAGATGTTAGTCAAAAAATGGCAACTAAATTAAAAAGTGGCGAACTTAAACAAGATGCATTATTAAAAGATGCACTTAGTATGGCTGGTAAATTACCCGGAATGTCAGGTGGCGGTGGTAGTAATGATGGAACTCCTGATATTGGAAACATTATGAAAATGATGTCAGGTATGATGGGAGGTGGAAATATGCCCTCATCTCGTTCTGTTCAACGTAAAATGGATAAAAAAACTAAATTAAAAAAGAAATTAGATAGTAAAAATAAAGAATGAGTGTTTTTTGGTTAAATGATCCATCTGTATTATTTAAAGAAATACCAGATAATATCACTTTTATTGATAAATTAAATATTATCTTCTTAATTAGTATTCTCATTAGCATTATATTAGTTTTAATTAATAATTTTGAATTATCTTATTTAGCTTTAACCATTATTGTAGGTATTATAACTTTTATCATTTATGAACACAAATATGTTTATAATGTTGAAAATTTTAATTCAAAATGTATTATGTCATCCATTAATAATCCTTTTATGAATCCTAATGTTCTAGATACTAAATATTCAAAACCTTGTGATATTAATAATGCTATTTTAAATAAAAACTTTTATACAAATACATTTAGAGATGTTAATGACTTTTATGAAAGAGGTTTATCTGTTAGACAATTTTATACAGTAGCTGGAAAAACTATCCCAAATGATCGTGATTCACTTGCACAATGGTTATATAATACAAATGATAATAAAAAATCTTGCAAACAAGGTAATGATTCTAGATGCCTTAAAAATATCAATTTAGATAGAGATGATTTAAGATATGTTGGACAATTTTCATCTTAAAAATATTATAATTAACTAATACAAATAAAAAATAAACTATTACAAATAATAAATGTATAATAAAAATTGTGATATTTATAATGATTCTTGTTGGATGGAATCCAAAGATATAAAAAATAAAAATATTGACGATTATATGCACTATAATACTAATTTTATAGAATGTAAAGACCCTAATGTAAGAATGCCCACATATTATACTGATCATATTAATTTAAGACCAGCACCTCATCCAAATGTTGCCAATCATCCTGATAGTTGTCTAATTGATCAAGAAAGTCAATTAAGAAATGATAAAACAAAACAAACACGTGATCGTTGCAATATACAATTATTTCATAGAATGTTTCAAGCTTGTCCTAATTTACGTCCTGGTGTTGGAGATCCTGATAAAGAATTAGACGTTTTATCTGGTTCCAGTAGCTCACATATTTATGATAAATGTAATGAAAAAATAATGGAAAAACAAACATATCACCCTATTCCAATGTTAGATTGTGTTGCAGAAATACAACATCCTGAACATATTGTTCCACAATGGATTCGTGGTGGCGAAGATACACGTAATTATATTAATCGTAAAAGATTTCTTGAAAAATGTAATTAATTTTTTATACTTTAATTGTTATTTTTTTGCTTGATACAAAGTATTTATTCATTGGATCTTTCTTTTCTTTTAAATTCTACTATATTACATATATTATATCATAATTCACTTAATTTACTATAATTCACTTAATTCACTTAATTTACTATAATTCACTTAATTTACTATAATTCACTTAATTTACTATAATTCACTTAATTTACTATAATTCACTTAATTTACTATAATTCACTTAATTTACTTAATTCACTTAATTTACTATAATTCACTTAATTTACTATAATTCACTTAATTTACTTGATTTACTTGATTTACTATAATTAACTATAATTCACTTAATTTACTTGATTTACTATAATTCACTTAATTTACTTGATTTACTTGATTTACTATAATTCACTTAATTTACTTGATTTACTATAATTTACTATAATTCACTTGATTTACTTGATTTACTATAATTCACTTAATTTACTATAATTTACTATAATTCACTTAATTTACTATAATTTACTATAATTCACTTAATTTACTTAATTTACTATAATTCACTTAATTTACTATAATTCACTTAATTTACTATAATTCACTTAATTTACTATAATTCACTTAATTTACTATAATTCACTTGATTTACTATAATTCACTTAATTTACTATAATTCACTTAATTTACTATAATTCACTTAATTTACTATAATTCACTTGATTTACTTGATTTACTTGATTTACTTGATTTACTTGATTCACTTGATTTACTTGATTCACTTAATTTACTTGATTCACTTGATTTTAATTTTATTATTGTTTTCTTTATACAATACTTATCTTCCATTTCTTCATTATTATAACTTATTTCTAATTCAATTAGTGATATATTTTTATCTGTATATTTTCTTGATATATTTCTTTTTAGTGTTAATACACAATTTCTTGGTAATATAATTTCATCTTCTGAAATAACTGCTATTTTAGAATTATCAATATAAGGAACACCTTTACATAATTTAATTTTATATAAAACTTTTGATGCAAAATTATTTGCAATTTCTTCATCTTTTGATAAAGATATAAAATCATTAATTTTTATAGATTTATTTCTTGAAAAATCATATTCTTTTGACATACCTCTAAATAAAAAAAATTCGGATTTTCTTTTATTTACAATTGAATAATGCAAAAACATTTCATCAAAAATATTTGTTTGTTTTTTACCAAAATTTTTAATATGTTTTTTTATATTATTATCATCCAATATAAAATATTTTTCTTCTAATTCTTCAAAATATAAAGGATATATTACTTTATCGTTATGATCTTGATAATTATGTGTTAATCGTAAATATAAAAAATAGTTTTTATTATTAAATTCAAAATAAACTAATAATTCATTTGTATGTGTTGAATTATCATAATCAAAATATTCTTTAAAAGGTATTATTTTTTTTACACTTATATTTTTATTATTTATTGAGCATTTTATTAAATCATATAGATTTTCATTTATATACGAATCTATCAAATAATTAATATCAATTGATTTAATTATATTTTTATAATATGTATCACCATCTATTATATTAAATTCATTTTTAGATTCTATAATTTTAATATTAAAATTTTTTTTTAATTCTTCTGCAGATTTAAATGATTTATATTTTAAATCTAAATTTATTTCATTAATTGTAGTTTTCATATAATTATAAAAAGCGGTATAAAATGCTAAAGCTATTTTATATTTTCTATTTGAATCTTCAAATATATCATATGTTTTTAAACTTTTTAAATTTAATGAAGAAGTAGGATTTATATCGACTAATCCTATATTTATATCTTCATCCGCAAATAAAACATTTAAATCATCTTTTTTAATTAAAAAATCTACATTTTCTTCTTTTATTTCTAGTATAAAATGTCTATTTTTTAAATTATTTTGTAATTTTGATATTTTTTTTTCTTCAAATACAAATTTATTATTATTTATTAAAGGTAAATTTATATATTTAGTTTTATTAGATAACGTTTCTTTTTTTAATAAAATATTATTTATTTTTTTACATTTTACATATTTTATATTTTTTAATATTAAATTAATATCATAACCTGTTAATTTATTATCATATTCTAATATTATATTTGTATCTTTTAATAACAACCATTGATCATAATCAATTTCTTTTTGTTCTATAATATCAAATACTTTTTTAACAGTTTGTAATGGTTTAATTAATTTTTTTATAGGTTTTGGCAATGGAATTAATTTTTTTAAAGGTTTTAGTAATGGAACTATTTTTTTTGTAGGTCTTGGCAATGGAATTAATGTTTTTTTTGTAGGTCTTGGCAATGGAACTAATGTTTTTTTTACACTAATAGATAATATTTTTTTATATTTTTTTAATAATATTTTAAGTCTATTTAATGCTTCTTTTGCATCACATCTTTTATCTGGATCAATATGTATCATAGGAATAATAACAGTTTTTATAAAATCATTATAATATTTATTATTATTAATTTTTTTTATATGATAGATAATTTCAATAAATGTCATTCCTAATGAATATACATCAATCTTTGATACATATTCTTTATTAAATTTTTCTTTAAATAAATCTTTATTTTGTAAAGATTTTTTAATTAGTTTATCAATTTCTGTAGGAATATCTATAAATTGAGACATAAAATGTATATAAGATTTTTTATTGTATAAATCATAATTACATAGTATACTTTGACTATTAATATTAAAGTTATGTAAAATTAATTTTGAATATATTTTAAATTCTGGTGGAAAATAAGGATATGAATGTTGCAATAAATAATCATTTTCAATTGTACCAATTTTATTATAAGTCGTTAATAAACCAAAATCAATAATATATAACTTATTTAATTCAGAATTATATAAAATATTAGATGGTTTTATATCACAATGTATTAATTTTTGATCATTAAGAACAACTAAACCTTTTAATAATGGTAAAAATAATTCTATAAGATCATCAATATAAATATTATTTAAATTATTATTAATTAATTTAACTAAATCTATTCCTCCATTATTATAAATTAATTGATGAATATTAGTTGCTTCTTTTAAATCAATTAAATTACATTTATTAATATCATCATTTTCTTCAATATTTTGTATGTTAACAATACAATCACCAAAATAACGAACAGACCATTTACCTTCTTTATCTAATTTATGTATTTGCTCTGCTAATTCTTTTTCTTCTTCCATTGTAGCTTTATTTTGAAATATTTTACCAATTTGTGATTTATTTGTTTTTTTTTTACATTTTAATGGTGGTGTAAATACACAACCATAAGTTCCTTCTGCAATATAAGACATTTATTACATTAGTCGAAAAAAATAAATACAATTAAAAAATATTTAAGTATTTATATTTAAAATAATTAATATTTTGATATATAAATAAATTATATACAAATAAACCTTTATTTAATTAAACTATATAAAAACTTAATTAAAACAATTAAATACAACTAAGATGGCTGAAACCTTTTCATTTGATACTGATATTTCAGCACTTTTAAAACTTATTATTAATAATTTTTATTCTAATAAAGATATATTTTTAAGAGAACTTATTTCAAATGCTAGTGATAGTATAGATAAATATAATCACTTTTGTATTATTAACAAACCCGAAAATAAAGTAGATAATTGTATTACACTTCTACCTGATAAAGAAAAAAAAACACTTCATATTATCGACACTGGTATTGGTATGAATAAAGAAGAACTTATTAAAAATATTGGAACAATTGCTAATTCAGGAACTAAAGCATTTATGGAAAAAGTTAAAGATAGCAACTTAATTGGTCAATTTGGTGTAGGTTTTTATTCAGGATTCTTAGTATCAAACGAAATTTCTATTATTACAAAAAAAGCAGATTCAGGATATTTTAAATGGACTTCCGATGCTGGAGGACAATATGTTATTGAAGAACTCACTCAAGATAATCTTAAAGAACATATTCATCCTGATTATAATCTTACACAAGGAACTATTATCAAATGTTCTTTATTAGATGAAGTTACAGATAAATATACTGATATTAATAAATTAAAAGATATTGTTAAAGAACATTCACAATATATTAATTATCCTATAAAGGTTTTTATAAAAAAAGAAGAAACAAAAGAAGTTGAAGATGAAGAAGCTTCTTTAGAAGAAGATGTTTCAGTTACCGAAGGTTCTTCTAATATTGATTCATCAAATTTAAATGATGTTACAATTGAAGATGTTGAAGAAAAACCTAAGAAAATGAAGAAAATTACGGAAACAATCAAAGAATTTCAATTAATAAATGAAACTAAACCAATTTGGACACAATCAAGTAATGAAATTACTGAAGATGATTATAATGGATTTTATAAATCATTATCAAATGATAATGAAAAACCTTATACATATAAACATATTAGTGGTGAAGGACAAATAGAATATAAAGGTATTTTATATTTACCTAAAAAAATTAAGAATAATGTATTTGAAAGAGGTGTAAAACAAAATAATATTAAATTATATGTTCGTAAAGTTTTTGTTAGTGATAATAGCGCAGTATTATGTCCTGAATGGCTTCATTTCATTTCAGGTGTTATCGATACTGATGATCTACCTCTCAATGTTTCACGTGAAATTTTACAAGAAAATAAAGTTATTAAAGTTATTAAGAAAGCAGTGGTTAAGAAAAGTATTGATATGTTAAAATCCGCTATGAATGATATGGATAATTATCTTAAAATCTATAAAACTTATCAGAAAAATATTAAACTTGGAGTTTATGAAGAAAGCGGAGATCGCGAACGAGTATCAGATCTTTTAATGTTTTATTCTGCTAATTCACCCGATAAAATGATCACATTTGATGATTATATCACCGCAATGAACGAAAATCAAAAACATATATATTATATCTCTGGTGATAATATGGATATACTTAAAACATCTCCATTCTTAGATCGCTTTAAGAAAAATGATCTTGATGTTCTATTTATGACCGACCCTGTTGATGAATATATGTGTCAAAGACTTATGCAATATAAAGAATGCACTTTAACTTGTATCACTAAAGGAGATATTGAATTACCCAATACTACAGATGCCGATAAAGAATTAATGAAAAAACAAAAAGAAGATTATAACACACTTTGCGATTATATTAAACGCACTTATACTAATTTTAGTGATGTTAAAATTACAAATAAAGTTGCAGAATTACCTTGTATTGTTTCTTCACCTGAAAATGGATTTTCAGCTAATATGGAGAAAATAATTAAATCACAAACATTAGGACAAACTAATAATACTAATGGTATGTTAAATAAAAGAGTTTTAGAAATAAATCCTTTACATCCTATTATTAAGAAAATTAAAAATATTAATGATACTGACGAATATAAATCTTTAAGAGATTTATTAGATCTTGTTATTAATAGTGCTTTACTTTATTCAGGTTATCAAATTATTAAACCTGTCGATTTCTCTAAAAAAGTTCTTAATGTTGTTATGCTTGGTATGGAAATTACTGATGAAGAAGAAGAAATTATTGAACCTATTAAATCCAAAGATCCTTTCAATGAAGTTGAAACAATTGATATGACTAATGTTGATTAAATAATATTTTATAATAAGAAAATAAGAAAATATGAAAAATGTTATCTTATTATTAGTTTTTATTGGAATCTTAGTTATAGTTCAAGGCTATTATGAAAATAAGATTAGTTCCGTTAAAAAACAAAAGACTATTACTAAATATGTACCTTTACACACATATGAAGGAAAAATGAATGGAGCTGAATCAATTGATAATCAATTTAAAAGTTCTTATGAGAAAATTATAAATACAAATAATAAAAATGTATAAACTATTCACATCTACACCTATTGAATTTAAAAAACACTGTGTTACATTTAATAACAATAAACAAGAAGAATTAAATACTCTTCTCAATTTACGTGATTCATATATTACAAATATATCATCCAAAAGACTAGATTATGATACTCAATATGATGATTATTTAACTAAATACTTAAATACAAATGATTATATTGAAAAAGTTAATTTATTTAAAACATTTTATCCAATTAAAAAACCTGAATTCGATATTTATACTTACCAAAATTATTTTGAGTTAAAAGAACTAAAAGCAACAAGTGAAACTAATGAATCAGATGAAAATTAATTCTAAATTTGAATTTCAATTTATTCCTTTTATTTTATCATTTATCGTTGGTGTCATTTATATTGTTATTACTAACAATACGAAAGAAAAAATAGTTAAAACACCTACACCATTCTCTAAAAATCTTTATTCAGATTTTGATGGTGAATGTTATAGGGTTGATGTTGTTGAAGCACAATGTCAAGGGACTGAACAAGAATTCAATCTTGCTATTTAATTTTTTAAATTATTTTTTTTTAATTAGAATATGCTAATCCACCCATACCACTTAATATACGAAGCACATTAAAATTTACTGCATATATATACAATAATCCTGATTCTTTACTATTTATTTGCAACTGGGCTGTATCAATACGAGACATATTTAATGTTCCTGATGGTTGATGTTCTTCCGGTTTTAATGCAAATGAATATAAATTAATACCTTTATTATTCGGTATATTTGTATGATGTTGATATGGTTGTACCAATGAAAAATATTCACCTGTTCTTTCTGCAAAACGATCATTTCCGTTTAATTGCAGTTTAGCCGTTGAAATTAAATTCTCTTTATTTTCATTATTATTTGTTGCATTTGTAAAATTATTCCAATTGATATTAGAACCATTATTTCCTTCTGGTCTTATAAACCATACAAGTTCTTTACAAGGATGATTGAAATTTAAACGTGATGATTTTATTGTTCCTGATGTTATACTTTCTTCTCCCGTAAATTGCAATTGTTCTATAAGATATTCGTGTGATAATTGTGCAAATCTTTTACGTTCATCTGTATCTAAGAAAATATAATCAACCCACAAAGTTGCACCAAATGATTCAAAATTATTTACATTATTTTCTATTGTAGTTGTAGTTCCATATATTATATCATCTGTATTTGTTGCTCTAATATCAGACATTGAATTAAATTCAATATTAACTTTTACTTCGTGATATTGTAAAGCTATTAAAGGTAATGCTAAACCTACATTACGACAAAACCAAAATTCAAGAGGTATATATAATTCTTCTGTTTGATTTTCTAATTTAATTGATCTATTTTCTTTATTACCACCAACCATTGAATAATATCCTTCCTTTTTTCCTTCATCTATTGTAAGTTCATTCCATATATACATCCATTCACCATATTGTTTATCAATACGTTGTCCTCCTATTTCTAATTCTACGTGTTTTATCATTTTATATCCATAAAATGGTTGAAGATATATTGGATTTGAATCTACTTTTACTAACACTTGTAAATATAATTTATGAATTAAATCACCATTACGAGATATCTGACAAGTAATACGATTCCCTAATTCTGCATTACCATTAAATGTTTGTTGTATTGATTCTAATGAAAAATTAGTATGACGACGATAAACTGTTTTAAAAAAAGTTATTTGAGGATTTCCAGTAAGATAAACATCTTGAGCACCATAAGCTACTAGTTGTAATAAACCACCACCCATTTATTTAAAAATATATATTTATTTATAATATATTCATTTATGATTATGATATTTTACTATATTTAAAAATTAAAATATTATAAAATTAAAATGCTATTTAATCATAATTTTAAAAAACCTAATATGTGTTTTATAATACCTGATAAACAATGGTATTATAATGAAGATATGCTTATTACTAAACAATCTAATATTGAACAAATATTTATCAATGGTATTGAAAATACTTTATTATTATCTTCTATTTTTATTTGTTATTCAGTTATAACAGGTAATCATTCCTATTTTGTTAATAAATTAAATAAATTATCATCTAAACTTATGAATTTTAATAATTATTACTTTCAATGTGCTTTAACTAGTTCAATTATTTCATTATTTTTAGGGGTTAATACCGCATTAGGATATCCTAATATGATAAATAAAAAGAAATAAGTTATTATATATTTAGTTAGAATACGCAAGACCACCCATACCACTGAGGATACGGAGGACGTTGTAGGAATGAGCATAGATTTTGACTTCACCTGTTGCTTCTGAAATATCAGATATCTTAAGTTGAGCAGTATCAATACGAGACATATTTAATGTTCCGGATGGTTGATGTTCTTCTGGTTTTAATGCAAAAGAATATACATTGATATTGCAACCACTGTCTGGGATATTGGTATGATGTTGATAAGGTTGAACGTGAGTAAAATACTTTGTATCACGTTCCGCAAAACGATCATTACCGTTAAGCATGAGTTTAGTTTTTCCTAATACTTTTTTAGTCGTTTCTTGCCATATTAATTCTTTAACCGGATGATTGAAAGATAATTTAGCAGAAAGATTAGAGCTATTTATTGATTCTCCACCTGTGAATTGCACTTGTTCAATAAGGTATTCGTGAGATAATTGAGCAAAACGACGACGTTCGTCAGTATCTAAGAAGATGTAATCAGCCCATAAGGTGGCATCAGAGAAACCTGTAGAACTAAATTCAATATTGATTTTAACTTCGTGATATTGTAAAGCAATTAGCGGTAATGCTAAACCAATATTACGGCAGAACCAGAATTCAAGAGGAACATATGCTTTGGTATTCGGAATGGGGTCAATATTAGAAGTTGCTTTTATCATTTCATTATAACCATCTTCTTTTCCTGCAGGTAAAGTAAGTTCGTTCCAGATTTTCATCCAATCTCCGTATTGGCGATCTATTAATTGACCTCCAATTTCAACTTCTACTTTGGCAATACAGTCACGACCATCTGTTAAATGATCATCTGATGGATTTGTAAAAACTACATATAATTTATGAACTAAATCACCATTACGTGAGATTTGGCAAGTTACACGTTTTCCAATACCAGGGGTTCCGTTAAAAGTTTGTTGTATAGACTCAATAGAGAAGTTAGTATGACGACGATAAACTACTTTGAAGAAAGTGATCTGAGGGTTGCCTGTAAGATAGACATCTTGGGCACCATAAGCTACAAGTTGAAGTAGACCTCCACCCATTTTTAATATAAGCTAAGAAAATAATTTTTTATATATTAGATTTATTTTTACTAATATTTTATATAAAAATAATTTGAATGTTGATTTAGTTAGAATACGCAAGACCACCCATACCACTGAGAATACGGAGAACGTTATAGGAATGAGCATAGATCTTGACCTCACCCGCACCTTCACTAAAAGAACTAAGTTTAAGTTGAGCAGTATCAATACGAGACATATTAAGTGTTCCAGATGGTTGATGTTCTTCCGGTTTTAATCCGAAAGAATATACATTGATCCATTTATTTTGTGCTGGGATATTGGTATGATGTTGATAGGGTTGAACGTGAGTAAAATACATAGCATCACGCTCGGCAAAACGATCATTACCGTTAAGCATAAGTTTTGCTTTACCAGTTGATTTATGAGTAGTTCCATCACTATCTGTTCTTTGCCATATAAGTTCTTTAACCGGATGATTAAATGAAAGTTTGGCACTAAGAGTAGTATCACTACTGCTTAAACTTTCACCACCCGTGAATTGCACTTGTTCAATAAGGTATTCGTGAGATAATTGAGCAAAACGACGACGTTCATCAGTATCTAAGAAGATGTAATCAGCCCATAAGGTGGCATCAGAGAAACCTGTAGAAGTAAATTCAATATTGATTTTAACTTCGTGATATTGTAAAGCAATTAGCGGTAATGCTAAACCAATATTACGGCAGAACCAGAATTCAAGAGGAACATATGCAGCTGTAGAAGCTGTTCCATCTATCATATAATCATAACCATCTTTCTTTCCTTTTGGTAAAGTAAGTTCATTCCAGATTGTCATCCAATCGCCATATTGACGATCAATTAATTGACCACCAATTTCTACTTCTACTTTTTTAATGCATTTACGAGCATCATCTACATTAACTGTATCAAAAACTACATATAATTTATGAACTAAATCACCATTACGGGAGATTTGGCAGGTTACACGATTATTTGCACTAGCATTTCCGTTAAAGGTTTGTTGTATAGACTCAATAGAGAAATTAGTATGACGACGATAAACTACTTTGAAGAAAGTTATTTGAGGGTTGCCAGTAAGATAGACATCTTGGGCACCATAAGCTACAAGTTGAAGAAGACCTCCACCCATTTTGTATTTATTATTAATACAGAAAAAAAATAATTTGTTAATATATTTAGTTAGAATAAGCAAGACCACCCATTCCACTAAGAATACGAAGCACATTGTAATTCACAGCATACATATTAAGAGTTCCTGCAGCAGAACCAGAAGCAGTTCCGACAATAGCAGTTGCTGTATCAATACGAGACATATTAAGAGTTCCAGATGGTTGGTGTTCTTCCGGTTTTAATGCAAAAGAATATACGTGGATATTTGTTCCATCAGGAATATTTTCGTGGTGTTGATAAGGTTGAACGTGTGTGAAATATTTGGCATCACGCTTAGCAAAACGATCATTACCGTTAAGTTGAAGTTGGAAATCTGTAGTTGGTAAATTACTGAAATCAGTATCAGTAGCTTCTCTATTAACCCATACTAATTCTTTAACAGGGTGATTAAATGAAAGTTTGGATTTTGTTGTTGTAGCACCTGCTGCAATTGATTCACCACCAGTAAATTGAACTTGTTCAATAAGGTATTCATGGGATAATTGGGCAAAACGACGACGTTCGTCAGTATCTAAGAAGATATAATCAGCCCATAATTCTACATTTGAAACAGTTGCACCGTCACCAAGTGCTGTTTTTGAACCTAATGTAAGATTGATTTTAACTTCGTGATATTGTAAAGCAATTAATGGTAATGCTAAACCAATATTACGGCAAAACCAGAACTCAAGAGGAACATATACTGTGTTTACATTTGTATCACCACCATTATAATTAACCATTGTTTTAAAACCAGTTTCTTTACCTTTAGGAAGTGTAAGTTCATTCCAGATATTCATCCATTCACCATATTGACGATCAATCATTTGACCACCAATTTCAACTTCTACTTGTTCAATGAGTTTATGTCCAACCTTTTTAACACTATTAGTTCCTGCTTTCACTTTAGCTTGTAAGTATAACTTATGAACTAAATCACCATTACGGGAGATTTGGCAAGTTACACGCTGACCTAAGGTAGCATTTCCATTAAAGGTTTGTTGAATTGACTCAATAGAGAAGTTAGTATGACGACGATAAACTACTTTGAAGAAAGTTATTTGAGGGTTGCCAGTAAGATATACATCTTGGGCACCATAAGCTACAAGTTGAAGAAGACCTCCACCCATTTTATCTTTATTATTAGATAAGATAAAAAAATATTTGTTAAATAATTTATATTCTTAAATTATAATAATTATGTTTAAAATTACTGAATATTTTTCGTTTTATGTTTTATTATGGTATTTCTTATATATGTTAAATATTATACCTTTTAATCCTATTATTAGTTTCTATTTAATTTTATCATTTGTATCTTGGTTAATATGTTATATGATTTATCTTAAAATATCTACAAAAAAAATATTATATTTTATTTTAATTGGAGTTATTTTTGCAAAAATAATACCAATTTTAACATTGAAACATGTTTTTAATCCTATTGATCTTGTATTTGGTTATTCAATGTTTTTTATTTATTATATTATACTATATTATACAAAAAATGTTGAACCTATTCAACATTACTTAAACTTTGTTATATATTTACAAAAATTACCAAATAATCTTTCAATTTTAGATTTAATTAAAAATTTAATTAGAATAAGCTAAACCACCCATACCACTTAAAATACGTAAAACATTATAATTAACACCCCATACCCTTATTGTTCCTCCTTTTTTAGGTTTTACTACAAGTTTTGCAGTATCTATTCTTGACATATTTAATGTTCCTGATGGTTGATGTTCTTCCGGTTTTAATGCAAATGAATATACATTAATACCCGCATTACTTGGTATATTTGTGTGATGTTGATATGGTTGGACCAATGAAAAATAATCTCCATTTCTTTTTGCAAAACGATCATTTCCATTTAATTGTAAATTAGCTGAAGAAATTGAATTATTTCCATCTGGATCTATACCAAATAAGGTATTTTGAAGTAATGAATTTGAATTATTACCAAATCTATCGATTGCTTCACTATTAGAATCTGCAAATACTGTAGAATCCGTATAATTATACCATTGATTTTCTAAATTTGCTTTATCAGTATCATTAATAGTCCATATAATTTCTTTTACAGGGTGATTCATAACTAAAGATACACTTTGTTCATTTGTTCCACTAACTGTATTTTCATTCATTTGTACTTGTTCTATTAAATATTCGTGTGATAATTGAGCAAATCTTTTACGTTCATCTGTATCTAAAAATACATAATCACACCAAATCGTTGCATTCTTAATTGATTTTCTATTAACTGTTCCAGTTGTATTTTTAACATACGCAGTTCCATTATAAGTGCAATTATCAAAAGATTCTATTTCTATATTTATTTTTACTTCGTGATATTGAAGAGCAATTAATGGTAATGCTAAACCTATATTACGACAAAACCAAAATTCTAAAGGAATATATATTTTATTATCTTTAAAACTTGTCATATCAGAATCTGCACCAATCATTTCTTGATAACCATCCATTTTTCCAATAGGTAATGATAATTCATTCCAAATATACATCCAATGTGAATATTGTTTATCAATCTTTTGACCACCAATTTCAACTTCAACTGATTTTAATAAACGATGACCAATAAAATTAACATAACGATCTAAATCTTGTGTAAGAATATTAACAATACTATTTCCATCATATAATTTTTCTAATTCTACTTCTACATACATTTTATGCACTAAATCACCATTGCGAGATATTTGACACGATACACGATTTCCCCAATCAAAATTACCATTAATAGATTGTTGTATAGATTCTAATGAAAAATTAGTATGACGACGATATACAACCTTAAAAAAAGTAATTTGAGGATTTCCAGTTAAATAAACATCTTGCGCACCATAAGCAACTAATTGTAATAATCCACCTCCCATTTATTAATTAAGCATATAAAAAATTAACTTGCAAAAAGTATTTAAATATGATGAAAGAAAGATGTAGTAAGAAAAGAATACACGTAGTAGATAATACAAAAGAAATTTCAACATTAGACGATATTCATATTAATAGTATAAAAAAATTTGAAATTAAAAATAAAAGAATTGAGGAAATTACAAAACAAATAAAAGAATTGAATATAATTGCAATGAGTGATATACCTTGGTTATCCAATGTAGAAATTAGGGAAAAAATAAAAGATTATAATAGTGAATTGGATAATCTTAATGAACAAAATGAACTTGATTATTATGAAAATGTCGGTGAAATATTATTTAATTATTATGACATTGTTAATCAAAATGCTAATGTTAAAAAAATAAATCCTAAAAAATATACTATCCTTGAAGCACTTAATATTCAAACAGATGATTGTGATTCAAACATAGATAAATGCGAATATAAAGATAAATCAAAATTAGTTAATGAATATTTAGCTATAACAGATAATAAATATATTAACCATATTGATGGAGAATTTACAAATTCTAAATGTATAAATTGTAATAACGAAATGACTAATTTAGTTCAAGAAGCTTTAATTGTATGTTTAAAATGTGGATATCAAGATGTTTTATTAGCAGAACAAAATAGACCTATAATGTTATATGATAAAAAAGACGGTATTCATTATAGTTACAAACGAATTAATCATTTTAGAGAATGGATATCACAAATACAAGGTAAAGAAAGCACTGATATACCAAATGAAGTATTTGAAAAAATACTTAATGAATTAAAAAAAGAAAAAATAACAGATACGACTAAATTAAATCCAAAGTTTATGAGAACAATATTAAAAAAATTAAGAACACATAAATATTATGAACATACTGCATATATTATTAATAGAATTAATGGTATTCCACCACCTCAATTTTCACCAGAATTAGAACAAAATTTATCTAATATGTTTATGCAAACTCAACCATTATTTATTAAATATGCACCCGCAAATAGATTAAATTTTATTTCATATTCTTATATTTTACATAAATTCTTTTTAATTTTAGATATGCCCGAATACCTTGCACTATTTCCATTATTAAAAAGTAGGCAAAAAATTGCACAAAATGAAGAAGTATTTAAGAAAATTTGTAAAGAATTGAAATGGACTTGGATTCCTAGTATTTAAAAATGTCTCTATTATTATTATTAATCAATGTATATTATATTTGACACTGAAACAACTGGTTTAATACCAAAAGATTCTTCTAATAATTTTTATTCTTATAAAAATACAGTAAAATATGATAATTCAAGAATGATTCAAATTAGTTATGAAATCCTAGATTATAATTTAAATATTATTGTTTCTAGAAACTTTTATATTAATGAAGTAGATGTTATTCAAAACTCACAATTTCATAATATTACAAAAGAATTATTAGAAAATGAAGGTGTTACTATAAATGATTTTTGTACTATATTTGAAAAAGATCTTCTTCAATGTAATTGTATGATAGCACATAATTTACAATTTGATTATTGTATTCTATTAAGCGAACTTTATAGATTCGGTTTTATTGATATTATTAATAAAATTAATAATATGAAGTTTTGTTGTTCTATGAGAAAAACTAAACACTTTGTATGTAAAAATAACAAATTTCCTAAATTATTAGAATTATATAATTATGCAAATTCTTCACAACTTCAATCATTACCTAATGCACATAATGCTATGAATGATGTTATTTACCTGCGAACAGCTTTAATTAAATTAAGAGAAAATAATGTATTTGATATATTTATGTGCGAATAATTTTATATATCAATTATATTTTTCATTAAATAATATTATGACCGATAAACTTAATGTTTTGGTTGAAAACAAAAATGAATATTTAGAACATCTTTTAGATATTTCTACTATACCTATATGTAAATTCTTTGTTAATATTTCAAATAATTGCATTTCATTAAAAGAATTTCAAAATGAATTAGTCCTTTTAACTAAATGGTCTAAACAAAAACAAGATGCTAAAATGAATACCATCCATAAATTAATTGAAGAAGACAACGCTACCCCACAATATATGTTAAAAATATTATCAGAAATTATTTCTAAAAGTATTAAAATAAAAATTATTGAAAATAAATCTAAAATTAAATCAATTAAAGTATATATTCCCGAATGGTTCGAGTTTTTATATAAAGTATGTCTCTTATGTTCTAATGAATTTTGGAAAAATCCTTTATTATTTTATAAAAAAGTTACATCTATTGAAAAACAAAATAACATTAATTCTATTGAAAAAATAACTAAAATATGTATTAAAAATGCTTTAAGATCATTTGTTCCTTTACATAAAATTATAAATGAATTATCCACAGTCACAGTAGGTGGTGAAATTAATATTACAAATGAAAATTCTCAAGATCACCAACATTCTCAAGAATCTGAAGAATCTGATAATGATATTCAAGAATATGAACAACCTGGAAATACTATAGATTCACAAGAATCTGAAGAATCTGAAGAATCTGAAGAATCTGAAGAATCTGAAGAATCTGATAATGATATTCAAGAATATGAACAACCTGGAAATACTATAGATTCACAAGAATCTGATAATGATATTCAAGAATATGAACAACCTGGAAATACTATAGATTCACAAGAATCTGAAGAATCTGATAATGATATTCAAGAATATGAAC